CGTGAAGCACTAGAAGAGAAAGGCATTGAGATTGAAAAGGAAGAGTTAACACAGGTCGTTAAGGCTGTGCGAGAAGCCATGGATCAGATTGTCCCTGGTCCAATGGCAGTAATGAAGTGGATTGAGCAAGAGGTAGCAGCAGCTATCAAGCGTGGCGCTGACCACCTCGAATGGGTAACACCATCAGGGTTTGTCGTGCATCAGAAGCTGATGAAGAAGCTTGTAGAGCGTCTACAGCTACAGCTGTTAGGTAAGTGCGAAGTGCGGGTGGCTACTGGTGATACCGATGAGGTAGATATTAACCACCACAAGAACGCAACTAGCCCAAACCTTATTCACAGCCTGGACGCAAGCCTGCTCCACCTATCCACACTTCGGTTCGATGCACCGATTGCATTGATCCATGACTCAGTGCTTTGCAGAGCAACTGATATGTCTGTCCTGTCCACCTTGGTACGAGAGACATACATGCATCTCTTTGCAGAGCACGATTACTTACGCGACTTCGCCCGACAGATAGGAGCGAAGAGCGAACCACCGATTATTGGAGACCTTGAACCGGAATCCGTAATTGAATCCACATATTTCTTTTGTTAATGGCACAATCCATCCACGTTACCCAACAGCCTGTTGTCCTTGAAGGTTTCCAGGCTGTGATGAAACCCTCTAAGTTTGGTTATTCCTTGGCTACTGTTATTGATAGTGGTCTTGTAGAGAAGCTTGAAGAGGATCGCGTTGAAAGCCTCAAGTGGGCAGAATCAAAACTGAAGAACCCTAAGCGTTCTACTCTCAAGCCTGAGCCTTGGGAAGAGGTAGCTGACGGTAAGTACAAGGTTAAGTTCAGCTGGAATGAGGAGACCAAACCTCCGGTCGTAGATAGTGAAGGGACGCCAGTCACTGATGAGAACACTCCGCTTTACAGTGGCTCAAAGGTGAAACTTGCCTTCCGTCAGAAACCATACATTCTGAAGGATGGTATTACCTATGGAACAAGCCTCAAGCTTGTCGGTATCCAAGTAATCACGGTCAACGGCACAGCTGGTGTTGATACTGGTGATCTTGATGAAGTCGAGGTCGCTGCCATCTTTGGCCAGACCAAAGGGTATAAGACATCCGAACCAAACGTCACCCCTAAAGTGACTGAAGAGATCGACGAAGACGACATGGAGTTCTAATGAAATTCCGTTCAGGTCTTGAAGAGAAGGTCGCTGATCTTCTCCAAGGCTTGGGAGTTACCTACGAATATGAATCAACCAAGGTTCCCTACATCCTTCAATGCAACTACACTCCAGACTTTCTTTTACCGAATGGTGTCTATCTCGAAACAAAGGGACAGCTGACGGAGGAAGACCGAAGGAAGATGAAAGCAGTGAAGAATGCGAATCCCGAGTTAGATATTCGCTTCGTCTTTCAAGCACCGTATAACAAGATCTACAAAGGCAGTAAGACAACGTACGCCACTTGGGCTGAAAAGCACGGCTTCAAGTGGTGTGCCTTTCATTCAATCCCAGTCGAATGGCTGACATAGACCTAATTAAAGACCTAGCCATGAATCTGATCATGGCACTCGATAAATACACTTCTCCCAACGACATCATCGAAGGCTTCGAGGATGCATTGGATGGGTATGAAGAACTGATCAACACCTACCACCAGCAGAAATGAGTTACTACGAGTACGGCACACCTGACTTTTACGCAGAGATGTTTGGTGATCTACTTGCCGATGTGGACGCAAAGGATCCCGACACAACCAAGAACCTAATTGAAGGTTTCTACCGCGCCATTGATTCATGGTTTGAATATCACGATGAGCAAGCACGAGCATACACAGCACTCCGAAAGCGAGTTCGTGAGGCACTTGCCGTGTGAAACATGTGGATCATCAGATGCAAACAGCTTGTACTCCGATGGTCATACCTACTGCTTCAGCTGCAACACCCGCACTAACGGTGATGGCGACATTCACACTCAACACATGTCCACTAATGTATTTCTCAAAGGAGAACCGCAGCGCCTCGCCAAACGAGGAATCTCTGAAAAAGTCTGCCAACAATACAAAATCTACAAAGACGGAGACGTTCTACGGTTCCATTATTTCGACGATGCTGGAATCCTTAAAGGATGCAAGGTAAAGACTAAGAACAAGATCTTTAGTTATGAAGGAGACTCCCCTGGCACCCTCTTTGGACAACATTTGTTTCCTTCCTCTGGAAAACGAGTCGTTATCACCGAAGGAGAACTCGATGCGGCTTCATGTAGTGAAGTTATGCCGGGGTGGCCGATGGTTTCTTTACCTAGCGGTGCCGCTGCGGCAAGGAAATCGATTCAACGGTCTATCCCCTGGCTCCAGGGTTATGAGGAGATTGTCCTGTTCTTCGACAATGACGAGGCAGGCCGTAAGGCAGCGGAGGAAGCAGCAGGCGTCCTACCACCTGGCAAGACGAAGATCGCCCGTCTGGAGGCGTACAAAGATGCCTCCGATGCCTTACAAGCCAACGATTCGGAATCGATTCGCAGAGCGATTTGGGATGCTAAGCCGTACCGTCCTGACGGCATTGTCGATGGGAAAAGCCTCCTTGAATTAGTAACCACACCATCACCCCCAGCGGACCATGACTACCCGTTTAGAGGAATACAGAACAAACTGCACGGGATCAGATATGGCGAGCTTGTCACGATTACTGCAGGATCTGGTATCGGAAAATCCTCGTTCTGTCGTGAACTTGCATCTAACCTTCTTAACAAAGGAGAACGGGTTGGTTACCTGGCTCTTGAGGAGTCCAACCGACGTACTGCACTTGGACTGATGTCCGCATCAGTCGGCAAATCACTACACCTAGGAGAACATGACCGAGCTACTCTCACCGAAGCATATCAAGCAACTCTTGCTGATTGGAATCTCTTTCTTTTCGACGGCTTTGGTTCTTTTGATCCTGATCTCATCTACAACAGAATTGAGTACCTGGCAGCAGGTCTTGATGCGCGGATCATCTTTCTAGATCACCTTTCCATCCTCCTTAGTGGTCTTGATGGTGATGAACGTCGCATGATTGACACCACCATGACCAAGCTACGTTCCCTTGTTGAACGTACTGGTGTTGCCATGTTCCTCGTTTCACATCTACGACGAACAACAAATGACACACCGCATGAGGAGGGTGCCCGCGTCACTTTGGGACAGTTGCGAGGATCTGCGGCCATTGCACAACTCTCTGACGGAGTTATTGCACTCGAAAGAAACCAGCAGAGCGCATCTGGAGGAAGTGATACGACTGTGCGAGTCCTTAAAAATCGCTATTCAGGCGAGGTTGGCATCGCGTGCCACCTGAAGTACGACCTATCCACCTGTAAGTTCAATGAAACCGAATACGAAGAAGAGTTCGACCCCAGTACAGACTTCTGAGCACAACTCATCCCCACGTGTTGTTGTATATCCAGGAACAGTACCTGCTATTGGTCCGAAACCTCCAACACCTGAAGCCGTAGCAAAAGCACAGTTTGTCGATAAAACCTATCAATGGACTGGAAAGTGACCAAGGAAGAGATTAAAGAGGCAGAGATTGAGTTTTGTGCAATCATTGCTGGTGGACAGAACAACAGGGAGTTCTATCAATCCGTCCGTCATGTAGTTGAGTTCTTTAAGCGATTACTTGAGGAGCAATGAATCTAGTCTTTGATATTGAGTCGGATGGTCTATACCGTGATGTTACCCGTATCCACTGTTTATGTATCCACGATCTTGACGCTAAAGAGGATTACATCTTCAACGATGAAGGTAATGCGGAACCAATTACGAAGGGCGTACAGATGCTTGAGGACGCCTGCAACATGGTCGGTCATAACATTGTGGGCTACGACCTTCCTGTTATTCGCAAGCTTTTTCCATGGTTTAGTCCCGCTGGAAATCCTGTCGATACTTTGGTTCTTAGCCGCATCTATCATGCTGACATCCTGAAGACAGATCAGAAGCGTAAGTGGAAGAACATGCCACTACAGCTTTATGGCCGTCACTCGCTTGAGGCCTACGGTCACAGGCTAGGTGAATACAAGGGAGAGTTTGGTAAGACTACTGACTGGAGGAACTGGTCAGAAGAGATGCAAGATTATTGCTTACAGGATGTACATGTAACTAAAAAGCTTTGGCAACATTTCCTACCCTACCTGACTGGGTTGCGTTAGAGCACCGAGTCGCACAGATACTAACAGAGCAAGAACTATATGGATGGCAATTTAGCGAGGCTGCTGCATGGGAACTTGAATCGTCTCTCCGACGAGAGTTGGAAGGGCTTACTAAATTACTACGCAACAGGTACCCTTACGTTGCAGACCGAGAGTTCACTCCTAAACGACCTAATAGAACCACTGGATACGTGGCGGGAGCGACACTCACAAAGCTGAAGGAGTTCTCCCCTACCAGTCGTGATCACATCGCCTGGGTAATGGAGAAGCTGCATGGTTGGAAGCCTGATAAAGAGACAGCCAGTGGCAAGACTGCCATTGACGAGACTGTGCTCAAAGACATTGGTACTGAAGAAGCCCTTCAGTTCTTTCGGTGTCTTGAGCTAACAAAGCAGCTCGGCATGTTATCTGAAGGCAAGAATGCTTGGTTGAAGTTAGTTCACAATCAACGCATTCATCATAACTGCTCTGTAAGCACTAACACCCACCGATGTGCTCATCGTAACCCAAACCTTGCACAAGTACCTAGTGACTTATCTTTTCGTCGATTGTTTACTGCTAGCCCTGGCCTTGTCATGGTTGGCGCTGATCTCTCGGGCATCGAGCTCCGAATGCTCGCCCATTACCTTGCCCGTTACGACGGAGGACGGTACGGAGAGATCCTCCTGAATGGTGACATCCACCAAGTTAATGCCGACAAGATTGGCATATCAAGACGCCTTGTTAAAACCGTAACCTATGCCTTCTTATACGGGGCGGGCGATCAAAAGATCGGCCTTAGCTACGACCCACTTCTTCCCCCGAACAAGGCGAAAGAAAAGGGTGCAGAAATTCGTGCAGCTTATGTTGCTGCCATTGACGGTTTGGATGAGCTACTTACCGCAGTTCGTGCAGCAGGTGACCGAGGGTTTATCAAGTCGATAGATGGTCGCAAGATCTCTGTTGATAGTCCCCACAAGGCACTGAACTACCTCCTGCAGTCATCAGCAGGTGTAGTTGCAAAGCGGTGGATGGTGATCGCTAACGATAACTTTCCAACCATTGATAACGAATATCTAGAGAACACCCACCAGCTTGCGTTCATTCACGACGAGCTGCAATGGGAAACAACACAGCTGTATGCAGAGGATCTTAAGAACCATCTTGAGTTTAGTGCTGCATTAGCTGGTGAATACTACGAACTCCGAATCCCTATTGCTGCCGAAGGGAAGATCGGATCCACCTGGGCAGATGTACACTAATGGCTGTTAAATCTAAGACTGCACTGGGTCGGGTTGAGTTCCAATCCCGTGCAAAGTTCAAACACACACGACAAGGTAACGGCACTCGTAGTCTCCCTAAGCGTGGCCGCAAGCTACGACGGGGGCAAGGTAAATGAGTCTTCTTATTGATGCAGACTATATTGCCTACAAATGCTGCGCCGCTACCGAAACAGAGATTGACTTCGGAGAAGACCTCATCGTTGTCACCTCTAATTTCAGTGAAGCCTACAAGTACGTTGAGCGAGAGTTATTTAACATCGCCAATGACCTTGGATGCTTTGACGATTCTATTCTTTTCTTTTCTGATTCTGTCAACTTCCGTAAATCTATTGATCCAGCGTATAAAGGACATCGAAATAGAAAGAAGCCGTGTGGCTACAAGAGGGTCATCAACAAGCTCAAGGAAGAGTTTCACGTCGTTGTGATGCCTACCTTGGAGGCTGATGATGCTATTGGTATCTATGCCACCAAAGAAGAAGGTCACATAATCTGCTCACCCGACAAGGACATGAGGCAGATACCCGGTGACCTCTTCGACCTAACAAATGGTGTAGTGACCATTACTAAAGAAGAAGGTGACCGTTGGCATCTGATTCAAACGATGGCTGGTGATCAGACAGACGGTTATGCCGGAGTTCCCAGCATTGGTATTAAGAGAGCAGACGCTCTACTAACTGAGAAAGGAGCTACATGGCAAACCGTTCTTGAGGCCTTCCTTGATAAGGATCTCACCGAAGAGGACGCATTGCGTAATGCTCGCCTCGCAAAGATCCTTCAAGTAGAAGATTATGATTTCACCAATCAAACCGTCAGACCTTGGACCCCCTCCAGTAGTGACGGAGTTAAAGATGGAGCAGCAGTTCAAGCTGCGCCAGATTGAAGACGCATTGCGTCACCCTGAGACACAAAAAGAAGATATCATCACTATCTTCATGGCGCTGCAACATCAGTGCTTTGTCTTAAGCAATAACGTAGTCAACCTAGTATCTAAATGGCCAACAGCAACTCCTGTGGACCCGAGTATTACCGACGAGGCTCTATTCAAGTTTGGGATTTCATCCGAGACCAAGGACTGAACTTCCACTTAGGTAACGCTATCAAATATATCTGCCGTGCTGGTTACAAAGACAGCAAGACAGCAGACCTCACCAAAGCAATCCACTATCTACAAAATGAGCTTGAACAAGAAATCCTTCATCAGCGAACAAGCAAAGGAGTTCAGGGCTGGTTTCCAAGTGACGAACAGTACGACGCCAGCTTCACGGACTATGCAACGGACTTTGATCGTTGAGGAGTTCAAGGAGTTCCTAGATGCTGAGAACCAGCTCCTGATGGGCTACACGGTTAACGCTAGTGAATGCCTAAAGGAACTCGCTGATCTTGTCTACGTCTGCTACCAGTACGCAGAGAACGTGGGCTGGGATCTTGATGAAGCTCTCAACCGAGTACACCAAAGCAACATGAGCAAGCTTGGTGAAGATGGTAAACCACTACGTCGTGAAGACGGAAAGATCCTCAAGGGTCCGAATTACAAAGAACCAAACCTTACTGATCTCGTTTAATAATGTCTACCACCAAAGAACTGATTGCCCGTACTGGGCGTGTGCAGTCCTGGATTGATGATCCCACCAGCCGTCTCCCTGTTTCTTGCACCGTCTTTGTGGTGGAAGACACAATGGAAGGTCCAAATGGA